TCATTAACTTGAATGGTTGTTATTTGTTTTTTAATTTCTGGATGATTTTTAATTAAATTTTCTATTTCTACTTTATTTTGTACTTTAAATGCTTCCAATAAAACAAAATTGTCATATTTTTTACGATGATCTAAAATTCTATTATATAAATTATTTGTATGACCGAATTTAATAAGTTTATCTCTTGCTTCATTAGTATTGCTAATTGTCCCAAAATATACACATTCTGTATTTATGGGAAATTGTTTAATTAACGTTTCTTCAATAGCCTTTTGTTTTTCTTTCTCTGAATTCATTTTATTTTGCAATAGTTGTTCTCTTAATTCTTCGGCTTCTTCTTCTATTGTTTGTTGCAACATTTCTTCCAAATTGATATAATAATTATGAATTTCTGAAGCCTTAGATGTATGTGCTTTTAAACATAACGATTTAAAACATTTTATAGTCATAAATATTTTTTTAATATTTTGTCCACCATTTTTTTTAATACATTCCGTGTCAAAAACCGCTCCTCCATGTTGAGAAGCGACTTTATAATCAACATCTAAAATAAAATGTTTTTCAAAAGTTCTTAACGAATTAAATTTAGAAGAAAACCCTAACCATTTCCATACATTATCTAAATCTACTACAAAATCATTGTTTTTATCGTATTTTAAGTAACAATAAAAACTACTGACAAATAATTGTTGTTCATATTCTGTGAATTTTTCTTTTATTTTATTTAATAATTTATTATTAAATGTGTTTGATAGTTTTGAAATAGGATTTTTTTCAATAAGTTCAACTATGTTTAATTGTTCCATTGCAATATAATTAATCATACAATATTTGTCTTTAAGTTGTGTTTGATTAATAATATATAAAGCGGTTTTTAAAAGGGGATTACCATTTGCTTTTCTTCACGGCAATTTTAGGTCCCTGGCCTCGTTTTTTCACGTTATTTGGGTCATATTGTTCTCCGTCATCATCATCGTCATTTATTTGTTTCGATAATTCCCAGAATTCTTTTGAACCTAACCGGAAATCATTATGTGCATCTGCTTTATACCAAAATACTTGGTCTTGTAATTTGTTAGATTTGGCATTATTGTTAATCACTAAACATTCAAAATTTTCTGTACATTGATCCATCACTTGACAAAACGACTCAAATGTTGGAAACATACCCGCATAATTTTCATAAATGCGTTTTCTATTCGCAATATAAGGTTCCCTTAAAATAAATACATAATCAATATTGGTTCTTAGGGTTGGCGGAATTCCTAGAGGATATTGCATTGTGATGAGCAACATCACCTTCCAGTGACGACCGTTCATAAAGAGGAGTCGCATCATTTTATCTCTTGCCCATGTATTATCATATAAACAATCATCTAAAATAACAAATGTTCTTGGGTCAATCGTACTGCGTTTAAATGTATCTATTTCTTTTTTGATTTGCTTTAATACTCCACGCTGTCGTTTTAGGATATTTTCTACAATAGCCGTGTTATATTCATTATGAATAAATAGTTTAGGAACCATTTTTCCATAAAATCCATTTCCTTCTTCTGTGCCAGAAATAACGGTTCCAATAGGAATATCTTGTTGATAATATAATAAATCTCTCACTAAAAAAGATTTACCAGTATCACGACGACCTATTAATACAATAACGGGTCCTTTTGATTCATTCGGTTTAAAACTAATGCTTTTCATATCAAACCGTTTTAATTCTAAATTCATTATATTTTATGCATAAATAAAAAAATATACATATCGAACGCGAATAATTTAAGAACGCGAAATAAAATAAGTTAAATATTATTTTAATTTATATTTGAATTAGCTATGACTATTTCTGTGAATTATAGGAAAAGTAAAAACAACCATTTATTTAGAAAATTGGAAACGAATAAACAAATAAATATAAGCAATGTACAGAATTACATTCCCATATATGACCGTTTCTTTTCATTAAATAATACAAATTGGAATTCTATCCATTTAAATCATCCGTGGGCAATATTTGATATTAAGGAAAACAAACATAAAAATGAATATAATGAACATATTTTTCATTGTAAACTGAAACATATTTCAGAGGAAACCGACCTTATAGACACGCAAAAAGTATTTATTAAAATGGCTCCTTTATTAGATCCTTTTAAATACTTAGTTGGAAAATATAATTGCAATGATAGTGAACTATTTAATTTGCCTACATTTGATAAATCGGTTAAAGTTCATCCAAAAATGGCCGACCCCAACAATTCATCTTTTATTGATGGGTTTTTCTCTTTTTTAACAAGCAGAGTTCTTCATGAACATCATTTTTTACATGGAGTGGATTATTATGGTTCTTTTTTAGCCATAAAAAACAATTATAAGATTGATGTAATGGATGATATAGAATATTTGGTTCAATCGGATTTTTTTAATAAACAAAAAGATGTTTTATTCCATGTAGACGATTATTCCCATTTAATTGAAACAAACGAAGTTAAACAACTAAAACCTTTAAAAATATCTACCAGTTTAAAATCTACCTTTTCAGTGCAATCGATTGATCATGATATGTTTGAAGATGTATTTTCCGAACCAACACCATGCACAGTTTCTTTAAATGACGTAAAAACATATGGTTTAGATTTAGTCGATATTACGAATTCCAATTGTTTTGATATGATTCATTCAAAAAAAACCGAAACGTTTAAATCGGGGTCAACTTGTTCATCTAGAACATCTCATACCAATGAAACGGATATAAAAGAACAAGAACAAGAACAAGAACAAGAACAAAAGATAGATATAAATACAGAACTTTTGGATGAAAATACAGATATAAATGTAGAACCTTTGGTAAAAGAAACATTAGATACAAATGAAAATGCAAATGAAAATGCAAATGAAAATGCAAATGAAAATGCAAATGAAAATGTAGAAGAAATAGAGGAATACGAAGATATAGAGACGGATGATTCATCTATTGAGGAAGAAAGTATTATGTTAACTTTTCCAAAATTCCCAGTTCAAGTCATTTGTATGGAAAATTGTGAGAACACATTTGATGATTTAATAATAACAAATAACTTAAGTGAGGATGAATGGTTTTCCGCATTAATGCAAATAATAATGATACTTGTTAGTTATCAAAAGATGTTTTCATTTACACATAATGATTTACATACGAACAATGTAATGTATGTTTCTACTAACAAAAAATATATTTATTATATCTATAATAAAAAAACATATAAAGTCCCCACTTTTGGTAAAATATTTAAATTAATTGACTTTGGTCGTTCTATATATACATTTAACGGCAAATTATTTTGCAGTGATAGTTTTCAAACGGGAGGGGATGCTGCCACACAATACAATACAGAACCATATTTTAATGACAAAAAACCTCGTTTAGATCCCAATTTTAGTTTTGATTTATGTCGATTGGCGTGTTCTATTTTTGATTATGTAGTGGATGATTTGGAAACCATTAAAAACATTAATGAATGTTCCCCATTAGTTCAATTGATTGTTGAGTGGTGTATTGATGATAATGGGATCAATATATTATATAAAAACAATGGACAAGAACGTTATCCGGATTTTAAATTATATAAAATGATTGCTCGTTGTGTTCATAACCATACTCCACAAGTTCAATTGGAACGAAAAGAATTCCATAAATATTTGGTTTCTAATAAAGGTGTACCGAAAAATGAATTTATTATTAATATTGATGAATTGCCTTGTTATATTCAGGGAACCTAGGACCCGAAGGGAAATTCCCGTAATCCCTCCTCTTTTTTTATCAAAATATATAATAATATTATGTTAAGCAACAAATATGGATTTATTATAACTAGACATGTTAACAATGAACTAACAAATAAATATTGGAACCGATGTGTCAAACTTATTCGAACATTTTACCCTTTAAATGAGATTGTGATCATTGACGATAATAGCAATCAAGAATTTGTTAAACCGGATTTTGAATATAAAAATATATTGATTATTCCATCAGAATATCCAAAAAGAGGGGAATTATTGCCATATATTTATTATTTAAAATATAAATGGTTTCCTAGTGCCGTAATCATTCACGATAGTTTATTTATTCATAAAAAAGTAGCATTTGAAAAAATAAGATGTCCAATATTGCCATTATGGCATCACCGATATGATAATGAAAATGCGGATAATATATTAAGAATTCTATCTGGTTTAAAAAACAATCATTATTTAATAAAAAAAATACACAAAAATAAAGAAAAAATAAATAGTTTGGGATTTTTAGCAAATGATAAATTTAATTTATGTTTTGGCGGACAATGTTATATTCAATTGCCTTTTCTACAATTGTTAGAAAATAAATATAACATCAGTCATTTAGTTCATTTTATTCATAATAGAGAAGACCGTTGTTCCCTTGAAAGAGTGTTAGGATTATTGTTTTGTCAAGAATATCCTAAATGGGTTTCATATAATTCTTTATTTGGAGATATTTTTAATACAAAAGATGCATTCAAATGTAATTATGACAATTATATGGATGATTTAAAGAATTGCGCAAAGATTCATCCATTTGTAAAAGTTTGGACGGGTCGTTAATCGGGGGGGGGGGGGAGAATTTCCTTAGGAGGAACGAGAAATTTCCTTAGGAGGAACTAGAAAAATCCTTAGGAGGAACTAGAAAACGCAAAAAACTTTTTATTTGTATATTATATGTCATATTTAGATAAACAAGACCCAGAAGACCCAGTATATTATTTGTCAAAATTAGATAAACCAGATAAACGAACTGCATTATTAAAATGGAAACTTTCGGATAAACATAAAAATGAATGGAAAAGATTAAATGAAGATGTTCCAAAATATCAAGCATATGATTGTGCTTATAATTCATTGGCTGTATTAGGAATTATAAAAAGAGATTTTGCCGAAAAAAAATCACGAGAAACACGTGAAATGTATTTAAGTCTAGAAAACAAAAAAAATATGAAAGGGACTTCTCACGAAGAACTTGCAGAAATGATTTCTAATTATTTTCATAAGGAAACTCTATTAAATCCTACATTACGCAAATTTGCAGTAGATTTAGATGATTTTGGAAATTTAAAAAAAATATTAGAACCATTAAAAAAAAACGAATATACACTTGCACTATTTAATCGAAATGGAAAGCCGGGTCATGCAGTTATTATAACCAAGGATAAACAAATATTACATATATTTGACCCCCAACAACAACACGAACATTGCGAAACAAATGACTTGGATTCATGGATTAAAAGAAATCAGTTTACAGATGTTGATTTGCTATTTTCTACAAAAAAACCCAATATAGCCACTACACACCATAATATTATAAGAAAACAAACAACCGAACATACAGCCAAAAAGCGACGTACGACTAAATTTATGAATGATAAACGAAAAACAAGACGACATACTACCCAAAGAAACAAACTTTCCATTGCTAGAAATGCTAGAAAAAATGCTAGACAAACAAATATAGCTAAATCTATGCCAGCAATGACGCCAGCAATGTCGATTAGGTCTAAACGAACTGTAAAACTAACTACCAACCAAAGAAATAAAACATCCAAGTTGAGTCAAAGCAAAAATGCTAGACAAACAAAAATTTCCGAATTAAGATTCAAAAATAAATCTAATAAATCTAATAAATCTAAATCTAAATCTAAATCTAAATCTAAATCATCTTCTGCCATGTCAGTAATGACACCACCAATGTCTAAACGAACGGTAAAACTAACTACCAACCAAAGAAATAAAACATCCAAGTTAAGCCAAAGCAAAAATGCTAGACAAACAAAGATTTCCGAATTAAGATTCAAATCTAAATCTAAATCTAAATCTAAATCTTCTTCTGCCATGTCAGAACAAACAGAATTTTAAAATACGCGTTGCTCTAAAAAGGTGGATTATCTGTAAAGGCTAGAGGTGTAGATGGGATATTTATTTCTTCCATAACTGGTTTTAACTGGTCTAATATAAAACTACCCATTATAACGCTTATATAAACTAACAAGGCATCTCGAATTAATAATTTTAGAGGTTTCGATTCATCTTCTACATATCTCATTTCCAAAAACTTTCCAATGAAAAATATGGCGGATATTATTCCGGCGATTAAAAATATATTGTCCATTTTACAATATATGTTTACATTTCTTCACATTAAATAACGCAATTACGCTAAAACTTCTATATCATCTAACAATATATCTGTATCCACTTTGGTTTCCGTTGGATTTAACATTTGAACATCTAAACTATCTAAAGACACTTCTTCATTGGAAATCTTTAACTTTTCTTCGTCTTCTTCTTCTTCCATCTTTCTTTGTAAATTTCTCATTGCACTTATTTCTTCAAGTCTCTCTATTGTTTTAGGAGCCTCTACTAATTCTTCTTTTCCATTTTTACCCATAATTGCATCTATATCATTAAATTTAATTCCTCCTCTCATTTCTTCCTTTTCTTCTTTTATTCCTTCCTTTCCTTCCTTTCCTTCTTTTATTCCTTCAATATTTTCTAGTTTTTCTACTTTTTTAGGAGGATCTATTATTTGTTCTTTAATTTCTTCTACAACATCTTCTTCTACCGTTTCATCCATATATGCCCTTAATATACTTTCTACCGGAATACTATCTCTTACCGCATTTAACACACATTCTTGAACAATAATTTCTAATTCTCTACTATGTTTTTGCACTTGTAAAGGTGGAATGTTTAATTCGAATAAATACACATTTTTATATATTTTCCTCGCTACATTTATATAACATTTATGTATAAAATCATCCAACTTTGGAATATTTATATCAATCTTTTTTTGTTTTTGTCCTACTCTCATAGCGGTTAATAATTTTAATTGAATAATATGAATACACGTTACTAATTCTTCTAAATAAGAACAACCACTTTTTTCAACAATTCGTTTTCTTTCCGTTTCTATAATTGCACTATTCCATTTTGGAATTCTTGTAATAAAGTTTTGAAAGGTCATTAAATATTTCTCTGTTTCCTCATTGTCTTCGCAAAGTTTATACGATTCTTCAAAAATAGATTTAAATCCCTCAATAATTAGAGGCGTTAAAATAGTAAGCAAACGCGCACCCCATTCATTTTTTGATTCATGCAATGAACTAACATTAAAATCGTCCATAATATACAATATTCAATGAAATCTTTTTTTCTATTTAAACTCAGGGAACCATTCCCGAAGGGACCCGAACCCCTCCTTATCAGGGAACCAAGGTTCCCCGAACCCCTCCTTTTAGAAGGAAAACTTTTTATTGATAAAGCATTATTGTGATGGAAAAATAATATAAATAATAAATAAATAAATGGATTAATATTTAATTTATAAAATTAATTGGATTGTGTTTTTTTTCATATGCAATATAATACAATTCTAAGACTACATCATCACTATTTATATATTCTTCAGTTAATCCATAGACAAATAAGCATTGATCTTTTAATGAATCTCTAGACAATGCTATTGTTAGAAATTGATACATTGGAATTTCACCATGTTTTTTATATAACATTTGTATTTTACATAGTTCATCAAATAATTCATTTCTAGCAAATAATCTATATTTACT